AAAGACGAATCCAATAACCCCAAGAGGCGTCCTAAGAAACGCTGGAACCAGTTTTTACAAGCGTGGACATCACCACCTGAAGGTTACGACTATGCTTTTAACGAAGACGGTACTCCCGCTCAAAACTCCAAACCAAGTGACGATGCTGTAGACAACTGGGACCCAGACGGAAAAGAAGGGCCAGAAGGCTACGGCGAGGACTCAAAAGACCCTTACAAGTAAGGGACAATCGTGGCACTAGGAGATTAACTAATGAGCGATTGGGACGATGCCCCAGCCGAACAGCCACTAACACGTGGTCAACGGTTTCGTGACTCCATAGCAAGGGCTGTCATCCGACCAGGGTCGGCAGCAACTGGAGAGCAGATACTTCGCTTTCAAGAAGACGAAGGAGACTCATATGACAAAGTTGGGTTTAGCAAAGCGTTAGATAGAGACTCTCGTTCTCTTAAAAATCAAAAAGCATGGTTAGACGAAACCATGCAACTAATAAAAAAGTATAACGATATTGCTGATTCTGCTAAAGAAATAGAAGACAGAGGACCTCTTGATAGAGACCCTGATTCATTTGAACGAAAAGAAGAAATAAAATTAAATAAATCTAAAAGAAAATCGTCTTTTTGGTGGGACAATCCAGACGTTGCTGATTCTGCGACCAAATCACAAATATTTAGAAAAATGGCTGAAGATAAAGAAACACAAATGCTTTCGGGAGAAGTTCCTTCTTATGGTTATCCACGTGTAACCGATAAACACATTACACTTGCCGCTTTGCTTGGAACGTCCACTGTTGATAGAGTGCTTGAAGAACGTAAACAGTATTCAAGCGTAGACAAAGATGTTAAAAATAAAAAAAGCAATGTTTATTATGACGACGGAACTGGTTACAGTGGCGAATTTACGACAAATACTGCCGCTATCGGCAAGGCTTTACACAAACGTAAAACCAGGAACTTGTCACGTTCCGAAAGGTTGAAAGAGCGTATTTTTCCATACCGTGTTGGTGTTTACGAAGAACGTGATTCGTACGGAGGCAGGGAAGAAGGCGGCTGGTGGTATAATGAGGGGGACTTGGTGCATGAAAGCCGACCTTTTATGACCAAGCGTGGTGCTTTTAAAGAAGAAAAGCGTCTTGAACAACAGTATCCAAGGAGACGTCGTAGTTTGTTAAATGCTCGTGCCAGCGATGTCATGGAAGCAGATAAAGACCAGGGAGTGTTTGAACCGTTGCCATACACCGATAATTCCGCAGCAGCCTTTGGGATGCCCTCAACGTTTATACAAACCCCAGAAGACGAAGACTATGACTACAGCCATTTTGGACAACCATCTAACGACTACAGAGTGTACGTAACACGGGGTAAGCCAAGCGAAATGTATCCAGAACAAAAACCGTATTATTCATGAACCCCGAACAACCATTTACCAGAGACGACCCCGCTTATCCAGGGATGATTGGACTTATAGCCGCAGCCACCGCAACCAGTTGCAAATGCTCACGTTGCGAACGTTTAAGAGGTTACCTGCCACCAAATATTGGCGATATGGCACAATCAGAATCTTTTAAAGCAAAGACCAAAGCAATGTACGAAGGCTATAAGCCGCCTTGGAGAGACAGGACTCGTGAACAACTTGACCGCCGTAACGCATATGAAAGAGAGATGCGTAGGAAGGCACGTGAGCAAAGAGAGCAAAGTCAAAAAAATGATGAATCCTGAGCGAAGTTGATTGCACTATAATGTAATTATGCCTCGTGGACATAACGAACAAACTAACAAGCGTCGTCGCCCTCAAAGACCACGTGTTGGAGCCGTATACGAATGGCATCCAGAAGGTTTAGACAAAGAAAAGTCCAAGTTAACCATTGAACCAGGTTCGTTGGTAAGGGTTGCCAAAGGCTCTCAATTTAGCGCAATGCGCCTACCACCACCGTTTACGTATGTAGAAGACCCCAATAACGGTGAATTTTTAGGACTTGCACTAGACAAGAGCCTTAAACCAAGAATGAAAAGACAACTGTAACCTGATATCCAACGTTTGGAGAACAACATGTCAGAACAACCTAATCGCCTTCTCGTCTGTTGGCGTGTGGTCAACGGTAAGAAAACTGATGGTGTCATTTACAAAATGCGCCCGTATGACGGTGTTCCTGAGTACGACATGGAACTTATTGACATTTTGGAACGGCACAAAGCCCGCAATCAAGACTATGACAATTGGCGTGCTTTAATATTCCGTACCGATAAGGACACAGCCAGCAAGTTGGATGCCGAGACCGCCATCAAAAACGAATTAAAACGCCATGACATTATTATCATGGAGTTTCGTGACGAACTAAAGGCTGATGCTTTGCGGTGCTTTGACAGGCATAACCGACCCAATGCAGGATGCGTGGATTGGTGCGATGAGTCAAAAACGGTTGGACGAAAGATTGGCGTTCCCAAAGAAAAACGTCAATACCTTTGCATGTATTGTCCAGCCGCTGAGTGGTACACACACAAAGAACGGCAGATGTTGGGACTGTACGACAAGTGATTGTCATTACGTTTGAAGTAATCGCCAACAGGTCTCCTGAAATTGGCTCCAGTCAGCCAAACAGTCAGGGGCGCAAATTGTGGAACATGCTGTTCCCTGTCTATAACGGACGCATTTGTTTGTTAGTGGACGGAGTTGACAAAACACAACACCAACTTATCATGGAGTGGTTAAAGAAAGAAGGTTTTAAACCAGGCTCAATTGACTTTCATTGGGAGAGCGGTCCAGACAACCGCCTTGACAGGGTAAGAGCCGTCTATGCGGCACATACACGAATTGACTGGTACGTAGACAATGACCCAGTGGCAGTTGCCAAAGTAATCAAGGAAGGTATACCCTCTTTACTTGTCACCATCCCCCATATAGTGCGTCCAGAATGGGACCAACCACGTACAATAGTGGGATGGGAAGAACTAACAAAAGAGATAGAAACGCAGCGGCTCAAAAACGCAGAAAGGACGTGGCGAGAAACATGAAACAGGATGAATGGATTGAGATTGGCGTCAAACTGGGATGGTGTTCACCGCCCATTTGTGAACCACACGACGGAATGCCCATGAGTAAGGAAGAAGCCGAGCAATTTGAAGAAGGGCAAGACCCCTGCATCCATCTATTGCGTTTGTATAACAGCGACGAACACCGCAGGGAAGTAGAGGAGTTCTCGTCGCAGGCTGTGTGGAGGAAAGCGGGCTGGGAGTGAGGATTTACTTTGGTGGAGCAGAGAAAAGCATGTACGCCTCAATGTTGCTGTCTGTTGGAATACGTCGTATCGGTCTTAATCTAACCCACTTGGCTATTCCAAAAAAGAAACAATTAGACCTACGCACAAAATATGAAAATAGTGAGTTATTGGTATACACGTCAGAAGGTGACGAAGACGTGGTTCGTTACGATGCCTTCTTGCGAGCGTGCGCTGATGACCTAACACTGGTTATAGGTCGTCCCGATTACGATGGAACATGGTTGGGAGAAAAGTATGTACCTATTTGGAACGATGCCGACGACCTTGAACGACTGAACTGGATTTGCCAAAAGAACGGCAGGGTAGCCATTAGCGACAAAGCCCTGACAAAGCACCACCATAACCGCTTGAACGCCATTGCCATGCGTTGGAATGCCGAGATGGTGGGGCTGACCTCAAAGCCAAACAACATTGAAAACTACAGATGGGATTCCGTGTTGGTCAACTCCTGGACGAGCGCCGTACGTTACGGTGAAACACAAGTATGGACAGGACACGGTTTACGACGTTATCCAGCCCAGCAAAAGGACTCAGCACGTAAACGACATAGGATAGACATTGAGCGTCTAGGCGTGTCCTACGAGAGCGTCGTGGCTGACGAAGTTGATGCCGTAAGCAAATTGGCAATCGTGTCCTGGAAACGTTACGAAGAACATACTTTTGGGGGCTATGACACCATGACGTCAGGCAGTCAAGACACGACTGACAATACGGAAAGTAGTGACATAATTATTACACCCCCCCACGGTGGCAGTTTGGCAAATGTGGAAAATAGGGGTACAAGTATTATTATCCCCCCTCCTGAAAAGCGGAACGAAAACGATAGGTTATTATTGCCCGTCATTGGCGTAGAAACTATAACGTCAATGGGTTCGCAAACCATTGATGAACATGGGGAATCTATTGAAGTTGCGCCAGAACAAACGAACGTAATTCGCTACTCAGGGGCACTTTTACGGCAGTGCGATAATTGTTATCTGGCCTCTAAATGTCCCGCATTTAAGGAACATACAGAATGTGCGTTTAAGTTACCCGTAGAGATACGAACTAAAGACCAACTTCAAGCCGCCCTTAGAGCCATGATTGAGATGCAGGTCAGCCGAGTGATGTTTGCTAGATTTGCCGAAGAGTTGGAGGGACAAGGGCTTGATGTTACTTTATCATCAGAAATGGACAGAGCCTTTGAGATGATTGAAAAGTTCAAAAACATCAACGATACCCGTGACCTTGTTCGTTTTGAGGTAGAGGCTCGTGGAACGAGTGGGGTACTGTCTAGACTATTTGGGCAACGAGCAGCCGACCAAGCCAACGCCCTACCTTATGGGGGTCTTGGACCGTCAGCCACCGATGCCTTCTATCAGGAAGTTATAGATGTGGAAGAGGAGTAATGAAGACACTTCCCTACGATTACAAATGTCCTAAATGTGGGAGAACAGTATCAGTACTTAGTAATAAGTATCCGCCTGTGTGTGCGAATAAGCACTCACATTCAACTATTAATGTAGACATGGAGTTACAAAATGTACGAACAAAGGAAAATCACGGACGTTGGAATTGACATGGACGGGGTGGTCTACCCGTTTATGAGCGCACTTAAAAAGTACTGCCAAGACGTACTTGAAATGTCATATCTTCCAGAACCAACCCGTTGGGACTTTTACGAAGATTGGGGAATGAGCCACGGTGAGTTTTACGCTTTGCTTGACTCAGCCCCCGTTACCCATCGTTTGTTTGCATCCGAGTCACCAATGAAGAATGTATACGGTGGTTGGGAAATGTTAAGGAATATGGGGGTCAAGTTGCACGTCATCACTGCTCGTCCAACAACGGCGTGGGCACAGACCGCTGAGTGGTTACATGACCACGAACTCGTTCCAGACCACTTGCACTTCACCGACGACAAAACTATTCTTGCCCACACCGCCAAAGAACATTCGGCAATGATTGACGACCACCATGTTTACTATCAACAATTGGAAAAGGCTGGCGTATTTGCCGTACTTCACGACCACCCATGGAATAATCAGTTTGAGGCGTCTTATCGTGTCAATTCTCTGGTAGAATTCGCTAGACTAATTAAGAAGGTTAACAATAGGGAGATTCCATGGCATCCAGCGAGCGCAAACAAGTACTCATTGATGCAGCCAACCTGATTGTTGGAGACCGTAACGACGATTACGGCGACCCATACGACGACTTCAGTTTGACTGCCGATTTGTGGCACGCTTATTTGATGCGTACACGAGGCAAAAGGAAGGGTTTTGTCATTTTCCCGCACGACGTTGCGGTCATGATGACACTGTTGAAGATTAGCCGCCTTTCATGGACTCCCGAAAAACGTGACCATTGGTTGGACATCGCAGGCTACATTGGCTGCGGATGGGATTGTGTTGACCGTAATCCACCCACTAGCCACGAAAGTATTGAGTCCGATGATGAGACATTTGTTTGATGTTTACGGAAAACCTTCGGTTGCCAAAAGTGTTCTCGTTCCAGAAGTAGAGCGTATGTATAAAGCGTTTAATTCCCTTGCCCCACTGTTGATGAATAGTGCTATTGACCTGCAACAAATTGCAAAGAACACAAACTTGTCTCTGACGGAACTTCGTTATGACGGATGGGAAGCATTATTCAAGTACATTAGAGGATTGGAAGAAACCGTAAAGAAAGTGGAAGCAGACTTAGAAGCACAATATAAAAAAATGCGTGATTTGGTAATATTTGTAGAAGAAACGTCGCAAAGGGTGGTAAAACTTTATCGTGAGGGTACTCTCCGAAATCCCAATGACTGATGACGTGGCGAAACAAAGCCCTGTGCAAGGGAAAGCACATTGACTTGTGGTATCCGCCACTAGAAGCGGATAATCAAGACGAGTATTATGCTGTTGCTCGTGAAGTTTGTCATGCTTGTCCAGTGTGGAGGAAATGCTTGAACGACGGGATGAACGAGCAATGGGGAATGTGGGGAGGACTCACACCATTAGAAAGAACAGCATTTAACAAAAAGCCAAAGAAAACAGCATTTAAGCCGCATGGCACTGTTACAAGGTACCGACAAACTTGTTATTGTAAAAAGTGTGTTAATGTAAACGAAACGATAAAACAACAAAAGAAGGACTTTAGCGTTGTGCCAAGCATGCAAGACAAAGATTTTGATTTGTTTGCGATTTTGTATCAACTCCTTCAGTAATCCTTGCTATGCTGGATAGCAGACCGTAACTACCTGGCGCTCGTCGTCAATTTGTTACGGTTTTCTGTTATACCAACCGACAAGGAGAACGTTCTGTTACGGCACTGGGTTTCATCCATAGTCTTATTTATTGGAACACTCACAGTAACTATATTTGGGCAATTGGTAACGTCAGACGGACCAGCAACGACAGGAGACCTTGTTGAGGTAGAATTTGTGTACCCAGGTGGTTATACCTACGACCAACGCATCGTGGAACCGACGACCACAACTACCACAACTACCACAACTACTACCAAGCCTGAAAAACCCGACCACACAAGAAACGCAATAAACGAAACGGAAGCCTGTCCCCAGTACGAAGCCCTGTTTAGGCAGTACGAGTTAAAGCCCGTAAAGGTGTTTTCCTACATTGCTTGGAGGGAATCAAGGTGTCATCCCAAAGCGGTCAATGCCAAATGGGACAACCAGGGCAACGTCACGTGGACGCTGAACGAGGACGGCTCTATTGACCGTGGGTTGTTACAAATTAACTCTTCATGGAAGACCGTCACCGCCAACGTCTGCGGCTCCGAGTTAGGAGATATGGAAGTTTTGTATAATTTGGACTGTAATCTCAGGGTTGCCAAATATCTGCTGGATAACGGTGGATTAGGGCACTGGGGCATGTAACATAGTAATCCGTCAAACAAGACGACCACACAACAGGAGACAAACATGTTGATTGATACAAAAGACCTCTGCGGTACGGCAGAAGCCGCAGCCGTGCTGGGCGTTGTAAAACAGCGCATTCACACGCTTCGTAAGCGTGCCGATTTCCCACAGCCCATTGTTATTCTGGCTGCCACCCCGCTTTGGGACGGAAACGCTCTGCTTGCTTTCAAGGCAACGTGGAAGCCCCATCTTTCGCAGGACACGACCACACATTAATGAGAATAGGTGTCGTCTCTGCTGACCGCCTACACCCATCAGTAACACCAGACAAATTTCCCCATTGGGGAGGTTCTGGTTGGGCACGTATAGCGAAGTACCTTCCGCACCTGAACTATAACTACGTGGTGGGTCGTTTAGTATGGTATTACACCGAACTAAAAATTGAGGATGATAAAGGTATTCTTCACGACGTAGACGTCATCATCATGCAACGAATGATGAATGCGGGATTAGAGAGCCACATCGGAAAAGCAAGGGCAATCGGGCAAGTCATTATCAACGATGTAGACGATTGGTATTGGGGTCTTGACCCAAGCAACAATGCGTGGAAGGCATCACATCCCAAGCACAACCCAAAAGAAAACATTAACCATTACAAATCAATACTTGCAGTTAGCGATTTGTTGTTGGTATCAACTCCGTTTTTGTACGAGCGCATCAGTAAATGGAACAACAATGTATTGTTATTCCCAAACACCGTTGATACCAAAGCGTTTGCAAAACACGACCACACAGGAAACGACTATGTATCTATTGGTTGGGTTGGTTCTACCGCACACCGTAGTGGGGATTTACAAATACTTCGTGGAGTTCTTAATCAAATGACGACCACACAAAATACGACCACACAGGTGCGCTATTATCACGGAGGCTGGCACAAGCACTCTCCGCATTTCTGGGACGAGGCAGGAGTTTCCAAATGTTTGGTGGATGTAGAGCCGTTGTGTGACCCTGAACGTTATCCAAGTTTAATGAAAATGGACGTAGGCATCGCCCCGTTGAGCAATAAGCCATTTAACGAAGCCAAATCTGAAATAAAGTTGTTGGAGTACTCAGCAAGTGGTATCCCGTGGGTCGCATCTGGCACACACTCGTACGTGCGTTTGCGTGACGAGTGGGGCGCAGGGCGCATCGCACATCGTCCGAACGAGTGGCTGCGCCACCTGCGTGAACTTGTTGGTTCACAGCAACTACGCAAGGAGGAAGGCGAACGGCTGTACGAGTTGGCACGCACACGGGACATCATGAGGGGTGTGGCTCAATGGCACGAGGTGTTGGCATCGGTGTGACCAGCGTCACCTAACCCGACTTGACACGGATACTATGTCATGTGGTAACTTTGGGGTAGGAGGTAGTCACGTGTCTTATGAGGAACATAGTGGCTAACGTCGCCGTATTGCCCAAACAGCAAGTTCAGATAAGGGCATCGCTTATTGCCCGTAGTATGCCTTTGGGATTACTTGACGACGCACAAGTGGACGAGTGGGTCAAGGCACAGAACCTTGATGAACTTACTTTCGTGAGTGCCAACGACCTGTTGGATTACTTGTCGGTGTTGCCCGTTACACGCACCGCATCGCAGGCGCACCTGCCGATGAGTGCAACACGTATTCTCGTGAACAGGCGAAAGGACGAGTGTGCGCTGTGCAAGGGTGACGTGCTCGCTGGCTTGGGGCTGTATGTGTTTAACAATGGTGGCTGGCTGACGTATCACAACAGCGAGGACTGTCCTTCCGTTACGGAACTGCCCGAACTGAAATGGGACAGCGTGACGTTGCTAACGAACTTGGAACTGTTTGTGTACGGGCTGGAACGCATGCCGAAAGTTGTAGTGTCTCGTCCTGAACTCGTGGAACTGTCCAAGTCACACAACGCTGAACTTGGCTTTGATTTGGATTTGCCGTTGTTGCCGTACCAACGTGCTGGCGTGAAGTACGCATTGGAGGCTCGCCGTGTGTTGCTGGCAGATAGCATGGGCTTGGGTAAAACAGCACAGGGCATCGCATTGGCATTGGACACCATGATGAGCAAAGGTAAGACGCTCGTGGTAGTTCCTCCGCACTTGCGCCTCCAATGGGTGAAAGAGTTTCGTCGCTTCGCACCGTCTATCAGGGTCATCACGGCGAAGGGACGCAAGCCCCACTCACTTGGCAAACACGATGTTCTCATCATTGGCGACAGCGTAGTGAGTGCGTGGGCAACGAAGTTGGCTGGCAAGTACGACACGCTCATCGTGGACGAGGCGCATAGCATCAAGAACGAAAAGGCACAACGCACACGTGGTGTCGGATACATCGCCAATAGTATTCCTGCGAGTGGCATCGTTGCGCTCATGTCGGGGACGATGACACCGAACCGTCCAAGTGAGTTGCTCAGCCCTCTCCGCATAATCGGCAGGTTGGACAATGTGTTTGGCTCACGCAAGCAGTTTCTCATCAAGTATTGCGATTACCGCATCGTGAACGGCTTTCCGAACATGAACGGTGCGAGCAATACAACTGAACTGAACACGGTACTGCGTGGTACGTGTATGGTACGCAGGCGTAAAGAGGACGTACTGTCTGACCTGCCAGACAAGCGCAGGGCACAACTTGACGTTGAGTTAAACAACGGTGAGATGGACGAGTACCGCACGGCTGAACGTGACTTCCTGCGTTGGGTAATGGAGAAATACGGAACTGAGGCATGGCAACGGGCAAGCAAGGCAGAAGTCATTACTCGCATGAACAAGTTGCGTGAACTGTTGGGTATCGCCAAAGTAAATGCCGTTGTAGAGCACGTGAACTCACTCATCGCAGAGGGAGAACAGGTTGTGGTGTTCGCATACCATCGTAAAGTTCTCAATGCGTTGTACGAGAAGTTAGAGGGACACGGCATAGTCATGGTGGCAGGAGGTTCTACTCCCGAAGCCAAGCAACGCTACGTGGAGAAGTTTCTGAACAAGCAGGCGAGCGTGTTCTTGGGACAGTACGAGAGCGCAGGTACGGGGCTGAACCTGACCTCCGCATCACACGTGGTATTGGCTGAGATGCCGTACAGCCCGTCCACAGGACAGCAGGCTGAGGATAGGTGTCATCGCATTGGACAGCATAACCATGTGGTGTCGTGGTGGATTACGGCTGTGGACGCAGAGTTTCCTACCATTGACATGCGCCTATGGAACTTACTGAACGCAAAGGCTGAAAGCACGTCGGCAGTATTGGACGGCTGGGCTGGTAATCTGAACGCTAACGCAGGCACGATGACGGCAAAACTCTTACAGGACATGCTCAATGACTATCGCTAACCGACTTGACACGGATACTATGTCATGTGGTAGTGTGACGTTAGGAACAACTCTTACAGGAGGTAGGAACAATGAGTAAAGAAACATACGAGTGGCTGAACAAGTATTGCCTCATCGGATACACGCAACAGCGTGGTACGGCGTGGCACTACCGCAAGGACAGCCAGAGCGTAGAGCCGAACCATTACGAGGGTGCTATCCCCGTTGGGGACGTGCTTCGTCGCCTGTATTCGTGGGAGGCGCAGGAAGCCCCCGTGTACGTCAAGTGGAACGACAACTTCCGCTTGGAGACTGACCGCAAAGCCATCGTGCGTAGCGACAATGGTGACGTGCTGGGCATGTTTAAGGACACCTACGCTATTCACCAATACAAGTCATGGCTCATTGAGAGCGTGTCACACCTGTTGGACGACAGTCTCAACATTGGTAGCGCAGGTATCTTAAAGAACGGTGCTGTCAGTTTCGTCAGCGTGGAAATGCCTGAGAGCATCAAGGTGCTGGACGGTTTCACCGTGCGCCCGATGTTGCTGGCAACGACGAGCCACAATGGTTCTATCTCCACGACCTACAAGAGCGTGTCCACCCGTGTTGAGTGCGACAACCTTCTGGCTCGTGCGCTGAGTGAGGATACACAAGCGTTCCGTGCCCGTCACAGCAAGAACAGCAACTTCCGCTTACAGAACGTGCGTGACGCACTTGGGTTCGTCCATCGCATGACTGAGGACATAGTGGCTGAGGTGAACAAATACGCCAACATCAAGGTGTCTGACCGTGAGTGGGAAGCCATCGTCAGCAAGTTGATGCCGATTAACACGGACGCAAATGCGCCAAAGCAGGCTATCTCACGCATTGAGAACAAGCAAGAACGCATCAAGGAGATGTACCGCAACGACCCACGTGTCGCACCGTTCACAGGCACGGCACTTGGTGTAATCCAAGCGTTTAACACGTTTAATCAACACATCATCGGTAAAGACGACAACCGTGTTGAGCGCAACATGATGAACGCTCTTACGGGCAAGGTCTTTAATCAGGACGAGCAGGTCATGAAAGTCATCAAAGAGTTGGTGCTGGTGTGACCAATGACTCGTGGCTGAAACGTGCTAAGTGCCGTGAGCCTGAGTTATCGCCCTTGTTTAATAAGATGTTTGAGGACGCTACGGCAGGCACGGCAAGAAAAGCGAAGCGCATTTGTATGGACTGTCCTGTTAATGTGGAGTGCTACAACTTGGCAGTTGCCAATAATGAGAAGTGGGGAGTGTGGGGTGGCGTGAACTTTGGCTCACGGGACGACTCCGTTATTAAACAACGCACACGGTTTGACATGGCACTTAACAGTCGCAGTCATAAACGTAAGTACGTCAAAGCAAAGACATGACTGATTTCGCATTTATCGTATTATCCGCAATACTAATACTGTTCTACTACTTGCTCAGTAAGTCATTACGGGACAAGACTTGACACGGATACCATGCCGTGTGATAAGGTAAAAACAGGACAACAAATAGGAGACAACATGACCAAGTTATTCACACCAAAGTTCCGCCTCAACCTTAGCAAGGACGAGCACCGTGAAATCTACGGTACTGAGCAAATCCGCCATCGTGTCATCAAGGCACGCACAACGGCAAAGGTGTTTGACCAAGTGAACAGGCTCACCCGTTGGGGCTGGACTGTAACGCAGTACGGTGGCATTACGCCACAAGTCACCATTACCAAGAAAGAACTCGTGTGCCTTGACGTGGCTGAAACACAGTTCCCACGTCGTTATGACGACGAAACCAAGACGGTCATTGACGTGTACCACAAGTACGCAACCAAGTGGGCATTTACGTGGAAAAAGAGGGTGCGTAACATCAACAGCATGTTGGCTCGTGGTTACGAGGTTGCGTTTGACATGCACACAACAGTTGGATACCGCACGGTGTTCCAAAAGACCTACGTCAAAGACATGGCAGAGGAACAGGTGTGAGCAAGTACGCTGAGCATCGCAGGGCACATTGGTGGGATACTGTCGGCTGGTTTCACACGCTGGCAGGGCACTTGCCAGATGTAGAGAACAGCGAGGAGTGGCACGCATTGGCATCAGAACTTGCGTTTATTTCCGATGAAGTACCTTTCTTGCGTAAGCATTGTCGGGAGTTAGGCATCAAGTATGTGCTTCCTGACGACTACGAGCCGATTACTCATGTCTGACATTGTTGGACGGTACATCGTCACGTGGTCTATGGCGTACGACGATGCTGAGGACGAACACGAGGCGGTAACGATGGCTCTTGCATCATTGGACGACGTTATCAAGCACCACGAGGGGGCAACGACGTTCATTGTTGAGGACACTAAGACAGGCACGGTATCGGTGCTGACTTCCGACGTAGCCATGCGCCACGTTCACAACACCATTATTAACATTGACCAAAGCATCAACTACGCACCTAGTATTACCATTAACGCTGGCAAAGGTGAGCGTGGCAAGGACGGAAAGAAAGGCAAGGACGGGAAATGACCAAGAAACACAAAGTCACGTATTACGTGTATCACTCTGGAACAGGCACTCTCATTGACGCTAATGACGGAGTAACCGTATTTAGTGACGAGGCATTTACTAATGAGGAACGTGAAGCCCTTAACGATGGCGACACCTTCCCTGCCGAAGGCGCAGGTGTACGACTTATGACGCTTATTCGCCACTACAACAAAGCCGATGATAAGGGTAAGAACGGCAAATGATTACTCGCTACGTCCTACATCTCACGTGTAGTAAGGATAACCCTGATGGTACGCCACGTCGCATGCTGTTGGTGTTCCTGTCGGCAGGTGGCAATAACGTGCCTGCGGGGGCTAACGGTTACATACACAAACTCATCATGGTACATGAGGGCGAATACTGTACGGAAACACCGCCCGATGACGCACATGCGTTCGTAGTAACACCGTCATCGTACAACGAGTGGGTAAAGAAAGCAGAAGCACGCCTTGACAGGGCTGAGTGGAACAAGAAGGTGAACAAATGAGCAAGCAAGAAGTTTCGTTGGAAGCGATGGAGAAAATCGTTGAGGAGTTGCCGTTTGGTAACTACATTAACGTTGCCAAGCACGTAACGTACGACGTGGTTCGTATCGTTGAGCAACTTATGGAGGAGGGCATCGTTGTGGACGAGGAGAGCATAATGGAACGTGTAGAGACTTACGCAAAGGACGACTTCTCATGTGGTTGGGGACATGAGGTGCGTCTTAAAGACCTCGTGTTCACGGACGAGCACGGAGAGGAAATCATCTGATGACCAACCCTTACTATCCCAAGCATCGTATTCCGTATCCAAAGGACGAGGATTACGTGCCAGAGGGACATGCCTGCGAGCATTGTGGAAGTCTGGAAGTTATTTGGTTTGACAAGGACGCAGGAGAAGTAGAGTGCTACGACTGTGGAAGTATGTATTTCATCAACAAGGAGGTTACAACGTGCTAATCGTGTGCTCACAAACAGGAACGGTGTTGGAGGCAGAGCATTGTGC